GCGCCTGCTGCAAGAAAGCATTGGTGTTATCGGCGTAGAAATCACTGAGAGCCATTGAGTAGTTGCGCTCAGCCATCCGCATATCACGTCCGTATTTAGCACCTTCATTAAGGACACCCAAACCAACAGACTGGCCACTGCGACCTTGAGCAAGCAAAGTGCCCTGAGCCTCAATGCTAGAAACCATCAACCGTTCCGCTTCAAAGGCACGTTGTGCTTTGGCAGCATTTCTCTTCTCTTGAGATGCTTCAAGCTGGGAGTTAAGATTCAACTGGTTAAGTCGTTTCTGGTTCTCAGCCCTTTCTTCAGAAATGATAGATTGGTTAAGTTGTTGTTGGAACTGCAGTTGATTCTGCAGGTTTGTTTGGTTCTGTTGTTGTTGAGCAAGCACATACTCTCTTTGAATACGGGCATTTGCTGTAGAGGTTTGTTGGTTGCTTAAAATAAAATCATTTAGTGTTTGTAGGTTAGCAGCAGCAATTTGATCATTTTGGATTTCCATATTGTAGAAAGCCTGATCCTGAGCAAAGAGCGCTTGAGCTTCTCTTGCTCTGTTGGCTGCTTGCATTTGATTAAATGCTTGATCATTAGCAAAAGCAGCTTGCTTTTCTTGTTGCTGGTAACTTGCAACGGTAGCTACAGCACCAACAATTGCTGTAGAAACACCTATCGCTACGGCATCGCACATAGTTTTGCAAATTCGACGTAAGTAAGACGTTTTGGACCTACGGGCACATAGCACAAACGCTTAAAACCCAGCATGTGCAGCATCTTTAGGTGCATCTTGTTTCTGGGATCCATAATGTTATGGAGCATTGTGTACTGTTGTCCCTCGAGCCATTTTTTGGCTTGTTTAAAAAAGAGTATTGGCATTGTCTCCACAGCAGGTGTGGTGAGCATCCATACACGTCCTACCCCATTGTCTTCCTCAACCACACCAGCAAAGCCGGAAAGCTCCCCGTCAGGGTTGTAGAAACAAATGGGATCTTTAGACAATGCAACGCTCATAGGAAGGGCGTAGAAAGGAGGTTGTCCAAGACCCTCCAGTTCCCTTTTATCTTGCCAACGGAGTAGCCCGGAACATTGCCAGGCTAACTCGATTGTGGCAGGAGTTATGTATTTAGATTTGTCTGATTCCTTTGGTGGTGTAGTTTCCATACCAAGTTGCAGCGACGAATGAAACTGGGAATGGCGTATCAGATGTGATTGTGACATCGACATCCGTACCTTTCCCATAGACAGGGATGGTGTTATCAATGATTTCAGGCAATGGTGCAGAGTTTGCCAGATATTCGTTAGCGGTAGTTTGCGGGAAGCTATACGATTTTGTAGTTCTCCCTTTCAAGGCGACAGTAGCGTCAAAAGGACCAGAGTCAGAGCTTTGGATAATTAGACGCGTTACCCTAGGAATGTTGACAACATCAGCTTGAACAGTGCCGGAGGCCTGGGCACTCTTACGGAAAAACTTAGGCAAACCAATAGTGGTAGTGTATTGGTAACCAAGAGTTATTTTATTAGCTCCTGTACGGTTTCCAGCAATTTCTACATAGTTAGAACCGCCACTTACGCCGTGTGTTGGGTTTACATACAAAGTCCCCTTTGAAATGGTGGTGTCATCAACAACAACGACGGGTGTTAAGGTCGAGTCGTAGGTTCCTGCTGGGAAGAACACTCTAGTTCTGTCATTAGCAGAGTCGTAACTGACAGTGAGAGTGCTAGTAAATAAATCCAGACGATACTCGTAATTAATACCGTTACTATTAACTGCTGTACCCTCCACATCAGAAATCACCGTGCAAGTTGACAAGACAACACCATTCTGCTGATTAGTGACGAAGAAGTATTTGTCATGATTTGCAGCTTGGAGCAGGCAATCACCAGGAAGCTGCCATTTGAGCCAGGCAGCCATCACACGATCATTGCCACTATTGAAGTATTTGAATATGTAGACCTCATCTGGATCATCTTCTCCAAGGAAAGTCACCATTGAGGCAGAGCTGTTTGCTACTACAGACCTGAGGTTGCCAGGCACGTAGTTTGGTGAGGTTCGCGAAAGGTCAGCTTTAGTTGGTCGGTTGTCTAGCGATGTGACAACCATTTCTGTCACAGCTGAGAAGTTTTGGTTTTCATCAACGTAGACAATCGAGGCTCCTGTCTCTACAGGGGCGATGTTTGGATTGTTAGGGAAGTTGCTAAAGACTTTTAGTGATGCTGTTCGGGGACCAAAAGCTTCTCCGTCAGCCGTCAGCATGAACTGAGCATTTTCAGAAAACAGCAGCAAACCAAGTTGGTCACCAATCGCGTGCCTCATAGAGACAGGCTTGAGGGTTCCAGAGGCAAGGTCTACAACGTCAGCATCCGAGATGGTCAGAGCAGAGACACGGAACAGGTTAAAGAAGTTACCCGGTTGAGAGCAGATGACGTTAGTACCAGCTAGCAACACCAAACGGTTACGGAAGAAACTCATGCCTGTGATCTTGCGATCCACAAGTGTTGGCATAGGGTTTGTTGTGTCATCACCAACCCTGCGCTCTACCCAGTACAAGTCTTCTCCATCTTTTTCCGCTTCGTTAAGAGATCGGAAAGTGAAGGACCCGTTCGACTCACGGATGATTGCGTGAGGCATTGTGGCTGGGTTGATGGTTGTCTTGATGCCAGGAGCGATAGTCTCTTCCCACGCACCCGCACCGGTGTTACCAGATCCGTCTACAGAGAATTTGACAAAATAATTGTCAGCTTCAAGGTTGTCTAAGTTCTGAACCTTAAGGACCATCCCATCAAGACAAGATCCAGGAAGGTCTGCAACATCTCTAACACTACCTTTGAACGCCTCTAAGGCGCTTGAAGACAAGCCACCTTTAGCTTCGATTGTAAAATCTGCGTTATTGGCTCTTTTGATATGGAGGACATTGGAGATCCTCGTAACAGTAAATGAGGAGGGTATTAGAGCAGAGAGGTTATCAATAATCAACCTAACGTCAACGTTGCCAGTAGCAGGCGTGGTGTACGTGTAATTGACGTTATCAATCGTTACTGTGTACTTACTAGCGAAAGCAACCAAACGAAGAACCACCAACGCTTCTGGAGCCCTAGTAGGGCTGGTTGTGTTGAGAGTGCTGACAGTTTTAGATCGATTGAGAACAAAGTTGTAGTCATTGATCTGTAGCAACTCAAAATCACTACGCGCTACACCAGAGATGTAGTTAGTTGCAGCTGACGTTTGAGAGTTGACGGTTTTTTGTGTTCCAGTAAAGGCGTCCCAAACCTTCAGTTGACCTGATGGGCTGAACTGTCCGATGTACTGCTCTTGGGAGTCACGGAATATGGTGAACCATTGGCCATCAGCAGTTGCGTTAGAAAGGCTCTTAACAAGCTTCAAGCCCGGTCTACGCAGCAAGCCATAGGTAGGGTCAGGATTGCAATTATCAGCCCGTGTGAGCTGTCCTGGGAGCTTTAGAGAGTCAGGCTGCTGTGAAAAGCCCCCTAGGAAGTTAGGGATTCTTTGTGATACAGAAGCCATTAGCGAATAAGAGTGCGGTAGGGCTGGTAGGTGCTATAGCGATTGATCCCATCTTGCATACCAAAGATGTTGGGCTTAGCGGTCTGGGTGTCGTATTCGATGCAGACGGCACGAGTGGTTGCCTCGTCAGCAGAGATCAGCTCGACAAGCTCCTCAGAGGAGACAAGACGAGAGGCGTAGATCCTGGAAGCTCGTGCGGTGATGTATTCCCGATAAGGTTGCGGGCACTCATCAAAATCAAAAGACCAAACCACATCGCAGTAAAGGGTCTGGGTGAATTCATACTTGTGCTGTTCTTTATCGTAGAACTTGCCATTCCGTTCAACAACTAGGTTCTTATCTCCTGCGTGCTTTGCAAAGGAAAGGGTGAAGCTGATCAGGTTGTCTGGGATAGCAATAGTGTTGTCCGTTTGACGAACAAATGGGTATTCAAGTTCGGTATTAAAGTTCCACCCCTCAGCCAGCACATTCCGCGTAGTCTCTTCCAAGATGGCTTTGGCTGTAAAGACCTCCGGGTTATCGGTGTCAAGGGTGGTAACAGCCGCTCCGCCGATGCAAGAGAGCATCTGGTTTACGGCATCTAGGACAGTAGTACGTGCGGTCATAAGTGATATTTAGCTGAGTGTGGTCGTCCCGGTCTGGGGACTAAAAAAAAGAGGGGCCAGAGGCCCCACTTAAATCAAACGTTGCGGAATGCACCAGCAACAGAAACGCGGACAGCACCCGCGCCCATAGCCAGACGGCCAACAATCAGGTCGCCCTGATACATGATGGAAACGTCGGAGCCAGAGGTTTGCACAGAAGGACCGATTGCTTCCACACAAGCAGCAGCATCGCGGTGGAACACGAGTCCACAGCTGTTGGTGAAGTCGGTGGTATCACCGTAATCGTTCTTCTCGTTGGTGGTATCGGTGTTCTCGATGGTTGCACCAGTACCAACGCCATACTTACCCAGGAAGGGAATGTTGTTGGACTTGTAGATCTTGATACCAGCAATCTCATACAGACCTTCGCCGGAAGTCAGGTTGCCCTGGGTGTTTCCGAGGTCGCGGTTGAGAATGTTGGTGTCTACAGAGGAAATCAAGCTGTAGTATTGACGGGGGCTAAGCACAGCCACACGGCCATCCTTAGGAGCAGACCGTTCGTCGAGAACAGCTGCAGCTTCAAAGAAGCCGTCCACGAGTGCTTGAGCGTCATACTCTTTGTTTGCACCCAGGTTGACTTCAAAGCCACCAGGCTCGCCGGTCACAGCAGCAGTAGCTTCAGCGGCTTGATCCAGCACACGGAAGATACGGCGGTCATAGTGCTCAGCCAGAGATTGGCCGATTTGACGAGCGATGGGGCCACGAATATCGTAGTGAGCCAAAACCTCATCTAATTCGTAAACAAAGCTTTGAGCTACGAGGAGCTGATCGACTGTGATTGTGGTCTCAGCTTGCTTAGGAGCGCCATCAGTACCAGCACCGTTACCAAGCAGCGGAGTTCCAGGGGTATGGAACGACGCCGTCATAGTGCCGGTGTGGATGAACTGGGCCTCTTTACCCGAGGTCAGAGTGCGGCTCTGAACAAGGGGCTTGGCGATAAGGCTATTACGGAAAGACTCATACACTTCGCCAGTGAAGAGCTTGAGCAGCAGAGCGCGTGAGTCGCTGCCGCCATTAGACGCGCCGGGGCGCGTAAGGAGCATGTTTGCCATTGTTAATCAATAAGTTAAAATAGACCGTTTATATGTTGCCTATTTAAGAGATCTCTATTGTCTAAGTATTCAGTTGGAAATAAATTTATTCCGATATGGGGTATCGCGTTTGCGGCCCAAGATCTCGGGCTGGTTTTTTACAAGGTCCTAAGCTTCCTTCATACGGCTAAGAGGGAATCGAACCCTCTCTAGACACCAGTAGCCGTCTTCCTTAAACCATCCCTTTCGGGGTTTATATGTAAGAGATGGGGCCGCTCGCGCGCTGACACCCCTCTAGCCATCTCTTGTGGCGAGTAACGTCATGAAGTTAGTGTTTACTACTTACATGAGATCCCCCGAACGGGAGAGCTTCTGCTCAACATCCATTCGATAAGCGGGATCATCGCGGTATCGAGGATCAGAGATAGCCCGGGCAAGTTCTGCCTGGCTACGGAATCCGGGTTCAGGACGAGGTGCCCTGCTACCAGATACCTGAGTACCTTCAAAACCGTTGGATTCGACGTATTTCGATCGAAGTCCCTGAACTGCCCAATATACAGAATTTGGATCACCGTTGGAGACCACAGCGTCATAGGCAGCGATCTCGTCTGGAGCTAGCGCATCAGCAGCCCAGCCGATCATCTGTTCGTATTGATCCTTACCACCAACGGATCCCATGATCCGATCAACGTCTTCCTGAGGCATTGTGCCCGGTTCAGGGTCTGCCTTAGAGCTATTGACGTATTGAACCCATTGCTCAACTAGCTCTTTGCTATCCAGCTGTGAAAGCTTTTCAAGAGTTTCCTCTGAAAGCTCACCGCCTTCCTCATATTCCTGGCTAGCTGATTCAAGCGCTTGGTAGACCTCTGAAGGTTCCTCGGTTTCTTCCTCGTCGGTTTCTTCCTCAGCAACCTCCCCAGTGGGTTCGGAGGTCTCCTCTTCCGCGGTCTCTTCCTGAGAACGCTCCCCGAGCTTTTTCTGGAGTTCAAGGTACGCCTTCTCAAGCTCTTCCGCTGATTTGTACTTGCCCGCATAGCGCGAGCTTTCTTGATCAGCCTTGCGAGCATCTTCATAGGTTTGCTCCTGTGCTGCCTCTTGAGCTGCGATAAGGCGTTCGCCTTCAGCTAGGGCTCTAGCTTCCTGCTCCTTACGGGCAGCCTCAGCTGATTCGTCAATAGGGTTAAAGGTGTTGGTGGTAGCCATTAGTTGTGTTTTACTCGGACAGAATTAACTCGTGCTCCCGTTACACGTTGGGAGCTGGGTTGTCCCACACGGGACGCCGCAATGGTGGGTCGAATCTTGACTTGCGGTTTGTATTTGTTATCAGGCTCCTTCGGGGCCGATTGGGCCTTCTTCGGGGATGCCTTCTGGGGTTTCTTCTCCTCCATCTTCCAGAGCTTGTCTAATTTGTGGGTTTTTATCAGGGTCAGCCAAAGGCGATTTAGCGAGTTGACCGGCTTGCGCCAGCATTGCCTCTTGCTGTTGAGTTTGCTGCTGGGCTTCTGCCTCTTGTTGTAGCTGCTCGTTTGTTTTGACCAGACCTAGATAGTCAATACCAGCAGCCGCTGCCAAGCGTTTGATTGCCTCGTCAGGGTTGATGTATTGAGACATTGCTTCAGGACCAAGGGTTTGAGCAATGGTTTGCATAAACAACATCAATGCCTCACGGTCTTGGCCGCGACCAACGCCTTCAAGACCAGCGACAACTGTCGGGAAGACAGCAGGCTTGCCGTTGAACTTAGGCAGCTGGGGCAACATACGTTGACGTTGCAGCACAAGTAGTTTGCGGGCGATGTAGGGAGCCAGAAGATCTGTCTGAAGGCTGGACAGGATTCCACCCAACTGTTCGTTCAGTTCTTGCTGTGTGGCTCTGATTTCTTCAGCCGTTGTGCGCTCACTGTTGCGAGCAGTAAAGATCAGAAACGCTTCTGACAAACGCTGAGTCAGTTGCTGCACCATGTCGAATGCAGTACGGAAATCTGCAGATTTGCCAGATTGAATAACCCCCACATCATCAGGTCGGCCCTGAATAATCGCACCGTTTCCAGCTTGTGCAAGTTGGTTGGGTTTGGTGGTGGCAGAGGGTGACAAGGTAAAGACAACCTTGGCCGCGGCAGCACTACCTTCAACCAAGCTCTGCATAAGAGCATCTAGGGACTGAAGATCACCACGAAACTCGTCGATTCTGGACCTTCCGTAATCTTCGCCATCGACCACATTAAATCTCAGAGCGAGATAAGGCGATGCGTTTTTAGGTGCAGAAGATTCAGAACCTTCGATGATCTCACCGTCAACTTCCTGATACCAACGCCAAGTGCCTTCTACCAGCTTGACACAGGTATAGACAGCAACGTCGTTGCCATTGGAATCAAGTTTCAGATCAGCAGGGATGTCACCTCCACCCTGTTCACCAACGTGGTTACCTGGCTGCATACCAGGACGATTGGTGCGATACTTCTCCGGCAGGAACTGGGCGTCAATAGCCTCTACGGTGATGATTTCAGTTACCTGTCCGTCTCCATCCCGATTGACCACATAACGGTCGAGGGGATAGATCTTAAGACCTTTCTTACCCATGAAGACCAGCACGTTGCCGGCCACCACAAGGTGTTTCATTGCCTGATGCAGCATGACGCGGTCGGCCTTATCAGCCACGTCTTGCATTACAACTCGCTCCATTTTGGACAAGACCAGATCAATCTCTGAGCGAGCTTGTGCATCGATGTCGGGGTCTTGAGATAAAACCCCATCTTGGATCTGTAGTTTGAAAAATTTAGCGTTGACAGGGAAAAGGCTCAACATGAGCTTCGCTGCCATCGTGTTAACGCCACGAGATCCTTGGCTTTGCCAGGGAACATGAAGACGGTCTCCACTCGCATGACCGCTAGGCGGCATGAGGTAGGGGACACTGAGCTTTGCACATTCCCTAGCAGCATCTAGGAAGTTAGTTCTACTGGCAGACAGCCGGGCGTATTTAGCTGATACTGTTTCGTGCATTATTTCTTCTTAAATTGAGCAATAGTTAGCCCACTAGCAGCCGTTCCACCTTGAATACCCAAGGTTGGATTGGCGCCGGCTGTCAGTGGATTAATGAGAGCACTTGTGCCCCTTCGTTTAGCTTTCTTGGTCTTTTTCTTTTGCTTGCTCTTCCGAACGACTCCAGACTCAGTAGCAGCATCAAAACTACGAGCACGATTAGCAGCCTTCTCAGCTTCCAAAGCGGCTTCTCTTGCAGCTTCCCGTTGAGCTTCAAGGGCGATTGCCTGTTGTTCACGAATGAGAGCAAGTTGTTTCTCTTGAGCCTCAGCTTGAGCAGCAAGTTGCGTCTCGAAGTTTGTTTGCTGACGCTGTACTTCTTCCTGTTGTGTTTGTTGAGCAATAGCAAACTGTTCTGCTTGCTGCGCCTCAGCACGATCAGTTGCTTCCCGTTGGACCTCGATCTGCCTATCGAATTGCTGCCTTTGCTGCTTTTCGTACCTCTTCTGGCGCTTTTTCTCTTTTCTCCGTTGTTTTTTAGCTTTTCTCTTTCGTTTTTTGCTGCCGCCGCTACACATAGCTAATCATTGTTGAGTTTTGCTTTGAGCAGCCGAACTATTGATAATTGACCTGCTTTGTAAGCAAGTTCACGAGGTTCGATTAAATAATCAGGATAAACCTCTGGAAAGAGTGCATCTAGTTCAGCTACAAGGCCCCGAAGAGTCCCCGATGAAAGGGACTCCAGGCCAAGGTCTTTGGTATCGATCACGTAGGTGATTTTTCAGCGAAGAGACATTTGTCGGAATCACACGCCGCAGGGCCTTGAGCTTCGTCCTTGATGGGTGCAAACGATTGCATAGCAAGACCAAAGTCGTTGGTGATACGGCGAGACAGGACACCAGTTTGGAGGTCCAGATATTCCTTCTTAGTAATCGGTTCAAAGGGCAGGCGCGGGAACGTTTCGTTTGCATCAAAACGTGCGAGCAAAGCTGCAGAGATGTAGCCCTCGTCCTTTTCGATCGATTGATGGATCAGTTTAGACAAGTCTTCAATCTCATTCTCACGGAACTCCAGCGTTGCTGAAGTGTTGTGAGTGGTGTAGAAGGTTTGAACCTGCATATAGAACTTGTACTGAGCTTCAATACTGAAGGCGTTGATGTCGATTGAATCGCAGCCAGGCAGGTCAGCCCACGGAGTTTCACTAGGAATCTCTACGAGCCACTCAGTACAACGGAGGTCACGGGGGTCATCCAGCAAAGCGCCGGTTTCGTCCCGATCAGATTGGGAGGGAATGATCTTGTAGCCATAAGCCTCACAGGCCAATGCCACCGGATCGTTTTTAGCGAAGGTGATGCGACGAATGAATCGGGCAGCCTTCGGGGGATGCCAGCCGGGGGCGGCTCCAGTGAGGAGGCTCTTAGTACCAGCGGGCTGGACAGTTGTCGTCCGGTTGGGACAACGGAGACCGTGTTTCTTGCAGTATTCCGCCACGGTTTCCTCAACAACACCCCGCCAACGGCTCAGATACTCAGCCTCAGCACGGACATAAATGTTGCCAACGACAGTGTCTGGACGACCTGCTTTCCACCACTCCAGCCATTCATAGCCAAAGCGCAGAACAAAGAAGTCGAACAGACCGGTGAAGCTGACGCCAACAATCGGGTCTACAGAACGGCTGTAGCGATAGCGCTCGACAGCAAACTCATGATGCAACAGAGCTGCAGCAGCTAGGCCAGCGGCTCGGAAAGCATCGTCTTGAGCTTTGTCGTCTGTGGGGTCGATCGTGTTGAGATGAACCTCAGACAGGTTGCAGTGGAAGTCCTTACCAAGGATCTCGCCACAAGGGTTTAGGCCATAGCGACCCATCCGATGTTCGAGTTCCCGATCGTCCTGTCCCCGCTCAAGGCGGTCCAGGTAGACACGTCCCTCATCGGGGGACTGCTCATAGCGAGACAAGAACTCATCCCGTTTTTCATCAGTGTCCAGCAGGTCACGGTTAGAGCGGGCAATAGCCTCAGGGGCGTATTGAATCGCGCCTTCGCCGCTGTAGAACTGCTTAGTCACCGCATCCTTGACTTCATCAAAGGTCGGTTTGTGGTGGTAGACGCGGGTGTGGTTGGCCATCCGCAGCGCATCACGCTCGGGGTCAATACGCCACTTACCGTCTTCGCCCTGTTGCCAGAGGTTGTCCTTTGCTACCGCTGCGAGCTGGTCTTCGCTATCGAATTGCCGCATTCCAGCGCTTCGACGAACGTTGCCAGCCACAACTGCAAGAGAAGATTCATCTAGCAGTAGACAGCATTCAACAGAGGTAAGTTTACGCCCGTATGCCTTACGGAGAACTTCTCCAGCGCGACGATAGAAGTGGGCGAGTTTGACGGGATTTGCTACACCACCGAAACCTTTGATAGGGGTGTCGCGTGGACGGACGTTGCTCAGATCAATAGTGACATATTCAACGCCCCAATCCGACTCAGTTGCGAGTTTCAGAAGGAACAAGAAAGCGTTGACCCAACCTTCCCGGCTGTCGCCAACATAAATAGTTGCGCGATCCTTCTCAGTAATGTGCAGCCGAGTGCGCTCTTCACGGTATAGTTTTGCCTCTCCGATGTTCTCTAAAACTTCGAGATCGTACTTATAACTGATTTCTGGAAGCTGATCAATACAGCGCGGTTCCAGGATGGCACCCGTACCAGAACCCATCATCAGCAATTCCATCTGAAGAGGGAATGCGTGGATGTCGTAGGTATCAGTTGAGGTGCAGTTGTAGGCACCGGAGAAGTTTTTCTGTTGTTCAATCCATTCAGTACCACCGACCCACAGCCAACGGCCGGAGGGTAGGGCATGAAGGTCTTGCATCTGGTCTCGTACCAGGGTCTCCTCCTCGGTTGTGAACTTACCGACCTTGCTTAGGCCGGTTACACAACGTTCAACAACATCATCCCAATGCTCTTTCCCACCGTCAACGCGACGGCTGTAGGTACGGTAAAAGACAGGATTAGCGGAAGGAGCTTTTTCAGGAAAGTTGCTCGTGCTCATGAAACCAAACAGCGTTTAATTGATTTAACTTTTGATCGATTAGGTGAAAGGACGAAACCCATCCTTTCAAATGTCCGACTGTAATTTCTACACAGCCATCGTCCGTCGTCTCAATCGAAGGCGGCGGCGGAGATTGTTGGGAATTGTTCATACATTATTTCTTTTATTTGTTCTGCAATCTGTCGGTGCTCCAGTTGCGTCTCTGGAGTAGCTCTCACTTCGATGTAGTGAACCCAAGACCGCAAAGTGCCGTGCATATACAGACGGGTAGGGGAGGCGAGTGGAAGCACCTCTCTTGCCGTCTCTTTGGCAACACCTAGTCCAAGCATCTGGTCATACAACTCGATGCAGGTGTTAAAGCAGACTTGTGTCTTAATCTCTAAATCTTGAAGCAGATGCTCATCAAGATCATCGATAGAGTTCTGACGGTTTTTTGTGTCTTGCCTGCGATAATGTGGAAGCTTGGGACTTTCAGTAACAGCAGCATATCGCTGGCTAAATTCCTGAAATGAAAAGCTTCTGTGCCTTAGAAGTTGAGCAGAAATTGCACGAGTAGTTTCAATTTCCACACACATAGACGCCATCTCAAAGGGCGACCAGTGCTTGTGGCGGATCAAATACTTTAGAAGTTTTTCCCCATTTTGATTCCATTTTTGGGAAGCAGGGTTAGACACCCTCGCCATATAGACGATTAGATCTTCTGCTTCATGGGTGCGGTGGACAAGCGATACGGTTCTCATACCAAGTCAATGAGGGTAGGTGGTTTGTAGTTTTTGCCTTTCAAAACCTTGCCCTGTTCGTCTTTCACAGGAGCACCGTTTTCAAGCTTGCTCATGTTGCTGGCGTGGACTCTGTTCAGAGCTTCGTCCAGGTCCCATCCGCAAGCTGCTGCAAGTTGATAGGCCACATACGCCACATCTGCCAGCTCTTTCAGAGCATCCTCCCTGGCTCTTTTGTTCGTCAAAGTGAACGCCAGAATCCGAGTTGCTTCGCATAGCTCTTCTGTTTCCTCAGCGATCAAACGGGTTTGCAAAGCTAGAATCGCAACTGAGGGCATCCCCACAGGCTGCGTCATACATTTCCTGAACTCGATCGCGTTTTGCAGGTGTGACATTGGATTTGAGAGCGATTAGTTTTTCGAGATAAGTTTTTGCTTTCAGCAGGTCGTCAAGCTCAGTCTCACCAGACTTTCGGCCAGCTCGAATAACATATTTGAGAATGTTACCTTTGAAATAGCAAAGATCATTTTCGTGGATGTAGTCCCAGACCTCGACCAAGGCGGTCTTGTAATGATCAGGGTTCTGTTTACTCATTTGAAACGGTGCAATAAAAAGAACAATTTGAATCGCATCTTCATGCAAAAAAGAGCAGTATTGATCCGCAGCAATTTGAGACGCAAGAAAGCATACTCAACTACATTTGGATCAATAATGATGATGGCAGCAAAAAGAATAAAAGCGTAAAAGCAATAAGCATTTACGGAGTGAAGAGAATAGGTTTGCATTTGTCGGCATCCCAGTCATCTGAGGAAAGAATGGTCGCTAGCCGGATATTGGTGATCGCATCCTTTTCCGTAAGACCAGCCTCTAAATAAGTCTTAAGAACAGCCTCGTAATACTTGCCGTCCTTGACCTTTTTGAGGATTGCCTCGGCTTTTTTAGGTCCACATTGCGGAACGCCTTTGTAGCCATCAGTTGAGTCGCCGGTCAAACTTTGCATCCACCGCTTTAGTTCAGCGGCTTCTGGAGTCTGCGTGAACTCCTGTTTGCCATTCCAAATACGGCAGGGAAATTGCTCCAGGTCCTTATCAGGGGAACAAAGAACAAACCTTTTGTATTTGCCAGAGGTAGCCGCAATCCCGAGAAGATCATCTGCCTCAAGCCCTTCGACCTGCTCCGACTTCCACGTTTCCATTGCCCACCGCTTGAGTTTTTTGTAGCCGCAAGGTTTTCTCTTAGTGCGGTTGCCCTTATACGTCTCACAAACCTCCTTACGGAAATTTGTCGTGCTAGTGAAGTAAAGGACGCACTTACCCGTGTCGAACCGAGTAAGAAGATCGTTAATGGCTTGAGTAACAACACGTTTTCCAGTGGTGAAATTGCCTGTGATGATTGTGAGTTCTGGATCAAAGTCCAGCTCCTCCTCTGCAGCAGCGGCTGCTTTGTAGACGATGGGATCACCGTCAACCAAAAGAATCATTGGTGGTGCGGGTTAAATACCGCCAGGCGCTATAGACCGTATGAGGGTTGTCATCAAACTTTCCCAGTGCAAGGTTGCAGTCATTGCAGATGTAACCCCGGAACTGTTTGGTGAAATGACAGTGATCTAAGACCCAGTGGGTGGTGTGTTTACCGCAGACGGGGCAAGGTCCAGGAGGTGGTGCTGGATTGTCTCGCTTGAGTTTCCGCCGAATGTTCTGCATTTCATTGCCGCACATCCGACAGGTATTGCGTCTGCCTGTGGTGCCTTTCTGGGAGAAAAGTGGGAACTCATCGAGTGGCAATGTGTAGCCACACTTTCGACACTGCTTAGTGGGTGTCGGCCCAGTTGGTTCCTGTTTGGACGTCGCAGTCGAGAGGAACCCTAAATAGAAAGGTATGCTCAACATCTTTCATTGCCATTTTTATTAGATCTGACGCCATCTCAACGTGGTCGGGGTGGACGCTTAGTTGCATCTCATCGTGGACAAAGGCCATTGGCCAATAGTCGATCTTTGCTTCCTTGAGAAGTTCGTTAGCACGGACAACCCAAGCTTTTGTGATCGAGGATCCACACCCCTGAAGCAGCGTATTAAGTGCTGCGTGAGCCTTCCTAACCTTGAGGGGACGACCATCAATCCCCCGCAAATAACCAGACTCAGCTTTTGCTTGAACAGCAGTGACTAGCTCCTTAAAGCCATCAATACCTGTCAGCAGTTTTTCTTTTAATTCTGCCCCACGCTTGGCAGCATCTTTCTTACTAGCGCCTGCAACTAAGCCTAACTTGGTTGAGCCGCTCCCATACATCATCGCATAAGTAATACTTTTTTGGATCTTTCTTGGGACTTGGGATATATCCGCCATCTTTTGGTGAATGTCACCTTCGACGACTTCTTTGCCAAAATCCGTGTTCCCGAAGCCTGCGATGTAGTGGGCAAGGCAGCGTAATTCCAACCCTGCGGCATCACTGCCGAGCTGTACTCTTCCTTCACCTGGATGGAAAAGTTCACGGTATTCATGCTCAGAATTAACCTGAGCAAGATTTGGTCGAACATGACAATTACGCCCCGTGACTGTATTTAAGAAGCAAGAATGATGGATACGGTTATCAGACTCGACAAGCTTTAGCCACGCATTCCTACCTTCACTGAGCTGGCCAAGGGCCTTCTGCAGTTCCAGCAGACGTGCGAACTTAAGTGCCTCGTCTGTGCCGATCTCTTTCAGCACCTTTTCGTCGATCTTGGGGCGACCCGAATCGGTGAACTCGGTAGGCTCCCAGCCACGAAACTCTTTGAATGCGAAAGCAATGTGATCACGGCTGGTCGGACTAAAGTCCTTGATCCGCGTCATCGAAGCTCCCGCTACATAGCCCCGTGTCTTGTTATCTCTGGCAGGTGTGAACTCGTTTCCTTTGACAAAAGCAAAGGTTGAGCGCATCTCGTCGGAAAGCGTTTCCAGCTCCACACGAAGCTTGCTCTCCAGTTGTTGTGCTTTTTTGATGTGAAAGGGAAACCCTTCCATCTCCTGCCAGGTCATGATCTTGGCGCAAGCGTGCTCCAGATCAATCGACTGCTGGTACTTCTCGATCTTGGGCACGAACAGCTCGACCAGGGGGAGGTTGGCTTTTACGTCAGCAACGCAATACTCCAACATCTCCGGGGTGTAGGTAGACCAATCACCGTCTAGCTGTTTGCCGAACTCAGACTTAAAGACACCGAGGCGATAGCCCCAGCTCTCAAGACTGTGGCGTCCGTACAGGTTGCCTGGCATGTTTGCCGGACGAGCCCGCAGGTCCCGATCGAGCATGTCATTAAAAAACAAGCGCGACAGGATCAAGGTGTCATAGACCTTGCACCGTGGGTGGAAGTACGGAACGATCGATTGGATTGCGGGGATGTCAAAGCCCCACAGGTTGTGTCCCCATAGCTCATCAGCTTCCATCAGAAAGGTCAGACCTTCATGAATGGGTGACTCACGGCCCGTATCGTCAAATCTGTAGATAGCTCCAATGTCCATGTCCATCACCACAAGGCAGTGGATCACAGACATTTGACGCAAGAGGCCATCTGTTTCAATGTCAAACAGTAACCTCATGACTCATAATCTCAAGGGCTTTACGGAAGAACGGGACAGTAAGAAGGTCTTCATCGCAGATACGTGTAACCTCCTCGATCTTTGAGTTAAAGATCATTAGTGTCGGAAACGTTTTGATCTTGTAGGACACCAGGATTGCGTTGTGGTTTTGGTGAAACAACACGCTGATCAGGTGGCGACCTTCAGTCCCCCACAAGGCTTCATCAACAGCAAGTTTTAGGTGCTGATGTTTGTTGTAATCAAGAACAAGAACCATGTGATTGGGCTTAAACGATCCCAAATTCATATTCTTGATCGCTTTCTTGCCCTTTGACTGAAACCATTCGTCCGGTCTCAGCGTTATACGAGAGCTGACCCGATGAGCCAGTCGAACCATTAAACCTGTTCTTGAGAACTTTAAGCTTTGCCATATTTTCTCCTGCCGATACATTTCTCTGCAGGCTGACAACAATGTCAGACAGTTGCGCCACGCTGTGCGAGCCGCGTAGATGGGAAAGCGAGATGTCCATCGCACCATCCTCGTGACCTTTGTCACCAGTAGTCCTCCTGAGATGGCTAATTAAAATCAATCCAATACGGGTCTCTTCCGTAAAGGCTCTTAAACGGGTCATTGACTCGTCTAGAAGACGTCGCTCGTCGTGTGCTGCGTTGCCCGACAGCAGAATCGACAAGTGATCAAGAATGATCCACTGAACATTTTTCGCTTTGACTAGGTATCTCATGTCCGCGATGATTGCATCGGGGTCACAACTACCAAAGCCGTCTCTCAGGAACACACGTCCTGATCCGACACTCTTATCAAAGGCATCTCTAAAGAGATCCTCATCAATGGAGTTATCGAGGTGAAGAGGCTTGTTCGCCTCCACGGTCATGAGCCGTAGACCAGTCCGCTTTACGCTTTCTTCGAGAGCGATGTAGCCAACGTTGAACCCTTGCTGAACAAGGGACTGACACTGTTCACCACAAAAGGTGCTCTTGCCTCCACCGGTTGGGGCCGTGAGAAGAACAAGCTCCGAGAATCGAAGACCACCAGTAACGGTATTGAGATCATCGACAAACCAATCAGCATCCCTGCCAACCGTTGGCGCACGTAAAGCATCAAAGAGGTCTCGTCCATCAATAATTTGTTTCGGCGTATATGGGGCTGCATTCCATATCGCCTGACGGATAGCCTCAGCATCACCGGCTTGAAGGGCTTCACTAGCGTCCTTATACCCAGCGAGGTGGGCGATCAGACATTTGTCAGGTGGAAAGAGAGAGGCGCATTTGATTGCTGCCTGCTGTCCGGCATCGTCTTGGTCATACATCAGAATTATCTGATCTGCCTCAAGACAGAACTTCAGGTTGTTTTGAAGATCCTTGTAGGCACCGGCAGCCCCACTAAAGATGGACACCACTGGCCACTTGGGCCTGGCTTCCCAGATGGAAAGCGCGTCCATTTCGCCCTCGCAAATTACGAGAGTTTTCTTTTGACCTCCAAAGAGGTTCTGGCCGAACAGCCGTTTCTCAGCGTTCTTGCCAACCCAGCGGAAGTTCTTTTCCTTATCACGCTCTTTGTATCCGACCACTTGGCCGGACTCAGCGGTGTAAGGGAAGCGTAATCGTGGCCCTTCAGCCACACGCACATTGAACTTTTTGCAGGTATCGAGAGAGATCTTGCGAGATCGAATCGCTAGATGCTCTCCTGTGTAGGAAAAACCCGCGTTGGTGGGTACGCGGGAATCATCAGCGGGTGTCAATTTTTCGCAGGAGTAACAGAACGAATGACCATCGCTGTAGATAGTCAAGGCATCGCTAGAGCCACAATCTGGACAGGCGATGTGTGACTCAACGGGATAAGACTCCTCATCCCTCATTACTCAGCGTGTCAAAGACAACAGTCTCAAAGAAGTCAAGTTCATCATCCATCGCTGGAAGAATGTCGTCTGTTGGAACACCCATATCAAGAAAGTGATTCACCAAAGATTTGGTGGCACGTCGGACATAGTCCTTGAAAGGATCAGTCATCAAACCAGTCGGGTGGGATGTTGGGCCAGACACATGCTTGAAACCCGTGCTTTTCTGCCCAGCTCACATAAGTGTGCTTGGAGTTTTTAGAGAGCTTGTTATCTCTCATAAACACGAATCGAATATCAAGGTCTGGATGTTGGTCCTTAATCGCTATATGCTTCCGTCGATCTGACGGCTTTAAGAAACCTTTGGTCTCTAGATAAATACCGTTAGGAAGACAAAAGTCAGGCGTATATGAGCAGGATAACTCGTAAGTAATTTTAGAGGGCTCATACAAATATGTATGGCCCTGTTTATCGAATGACTTTGCTACCTGCTCCTCAAATTTGGAGCGGAAGCGCATCAGAAGTCCTCGTAATCCTCAGCTTTTGCGCCAACAGCAGCCTTAGGTGATGGCGATGCAGCTTTGTAGCCATCAACAGGATCTTCTGAGAACATCGAAACGATGTCATCAGTAGTCATTTCACCAGAGTCGCTTACGGCTCCGGCGACAAGTTCAATAACTTGAACGCCCAAAACCTTAATAGTCGTTCCAACAGAAGGTTTGGTGTACGGCTTTTGGTCGCAGATGAGGCGCACTTTGGTGCCTTTGCGAATCGACTTGCGCGTTGCGGTATCAAGGATTTGACCGTCAGTGTCTACAAAAACCAGATCAGGGCGACTGGTGTCACCACCAAAGCTGTACTTAACCAGACCATCTTCACCCCATTTACGGGCGTTGATGGAAACTCGATTCGGGTTTGGAACTTTGCTTTTAGCCCAGTCCATCAAACCTTCATAGTCTTGCTCAACTTGTTCAAGAACATCTGAGGGAATTATGAAGGCGAAGCACATGTTGTTGTACTTGCCTGAAGGCTCACCGACGTTGATGAAGCCTTCGAGAGTGGTGTTGAACGTGTAGCGATTAGGCATGAGAAATTAGCGGCCTTGGCCGCGTGTTTTTTTGCGTCCGTGGTTTTTCAGTGAGTGCCGGCCCTGCCCCTGTCTAGTTTTTTTAGGCGGACCGGGTTGCCACTGAACCTTGGTGAGTGCTGTCCGAGATTTCAATTAACAGAAGAAATAAGGTGAGTCGTTCACCTCATCAACATCCAGATCTCCGACCATCAGATCGTCAGGTACTTCGACCCCGATCTGTTCTGCCCATTCTTTGAGGGGCTCGCCCTTATACATCTCGGCGTGGTGCAGACGAATCTCCCGAGACAAGGCGTCCATGTCACATGACCTGGCCATCACACAATCGTGGATGGAAGTCCAGGGTTTACCCCAGCAGGAGAACGTGAACATGAGGAGAGCAGAGTCCCAGCTATGCACCAAATTTGGCGACGAAGCTGAGCAGTGGTGATTCACATCAACCTCACCGGGGCCTAGGTAGACACTGGCGGTGATGCGACCCACGCCCATGAGGTGGGTGTTGACTCGGCGGGTGATTGGTTTCCGCAAGTCCTGCCGGACGATGAAACCTGCAGGGGTGACCCATTGGAGATGCTCTGCTCCAGGCTTGTTCATCTTTTGACGGACAACCTGTTTGATCCAGTGCATCACTTTGATAGGACCAGTAAACACACCAGGGATTGCGTGCTCGTAGATGGCAGTAGTGATCTCGGTAAGTAAACCTTTCTCACTTAAATCCCTGCCTTGTTCTAACAATGCGTCCCGTATGTGTCCTCTGGCAGTGTGCCTAGTAATCCCATAAGGCAAACACATAGTTGGCCTTTTGGTGATTTTGCGATTGAGCCAATCGCGAACCTCAGGTCGTACATGTGCTTTTGCCTTTTCAGCAATGATCGCGTAAGCATCGACAGGTTTATCTGTCTTACAAACATTCACAAGGCTGGCCGCTGTCTGATCCAATGTGGCAGAGCTGAGATGCTGAAGCCCGGAGGCGGTGGCATCTACCCCACACATCAAACCTGACGTTGGTTTGGTGCAAGCAAGACAACATTCATACCATTCAAAGCAACTCTGAAGAAAGCACCAAGGCTCATCAGCGTTTGCCCAAAGGTCCATATTGCCAATGGGGTCAGTGGCTATTTGGGTGATGAGATCGGGATGGGATTCAGTCCATTCAATCCGTTCACTTAGCGTTGCTTTATCAAGCCCGCATCCATAGCAGGTGGCAACGTGGAAGGCTACCCAAAATCTGTTAATGGGTCCTTCATCAGCAAAGTAATACAGTGCCTTTTCTGGGTCACATCCTTGCGGTGTAAGTGTTGGTTGAACGAAGTAAATTCTTCCCCGATAATCGTAATTTGCGCAAAGCCAGATTCGAGGTTCATCAATGAAACGTTTGGCGATATACATCACCTCAGTTGTCCTGACGTTCTCTCGCTCAAGCTGTGCGTTTCTGTCCTCAAGCTCTCGACGTTGACGTTTGTAGGCCCTGATCTCCTCTTCGGACGATGACTCGGTCAGAGGGTTTGAAATCTCTTTCCGTTCTTGTCTTTTAAATTTTCCGATCGAGATCATGTTGCGGAAGCAATGCTCCTGCACCTCGTACACACGCCTGTCCAGCTTGTAGGCAGTCTTCTGAAGACGATTGACCATCTCCAGGGGCAGTTCCCCCTGCGGTAATGTGCAACCCCCGCGCACAAGTCTGTAGCCGCGTTCAACGCCTGTTAGGTATCCACCAATGGACTCATTTGTCCAATCGACAGGCTCATGAACCATTGGCCAGAGGCAGCTAGCAAGCTCCCTAGCCCGCTCCATAATTTGATCCTTGAGGTCAAGGAACTCATCGGAGAATCGGACGATTGTGGCGCGTCTCCGCTTGCTCTCCTGGGCTGTCTGGGTGGAGAACCAACCCCGTGCCCTTTGGATGCACTCAATCAGCCAGGCACCCACCTCGTGGAGTGTGGTAGTTGACCACGTATCCCAGGGGATGCCCTTGTCGTTGAAGCCTTTACGGAAGACCGTCAGCTTTTGACGGCTGCCTGTAGAGGCATGAAACCTGCCCTCAATGTTGTGGAACAGTTTCGGGTCCTCTTTCTGGTAGAAGCGCAGCCGGAGTTCGGACTGGACCGAATGACCCACACGAGTGCAAAGCACGATGTAGGTCGGCCGCGATTCTTTACCCAGCACATCGAGGCAGGTCTTCATCGCCAGTAGGGCAAGAACCTCTGGTTCGCATTCCCCGACACATGACCGGACAGCCGCGTAATGCTTGCCTGCCCGCCCGTTACCAATCTGGGCTAGTCGTTCAGCTACCACGTTGGCGCACGCGGATAAATGCCCGTTGAGGGCGTGCTTACCCCACACGGCTGACGAGGCATAACTGCGTTGTTCGGCTCTCGTCGTTCTCGAGTTGAGACGGGCAAGGGCCTCCTCTTTTTGTTCGACTGTTTCAAGGTGAAGCTGACGTGAATACGGATCAACTTGTGTTTCGGTCATTTATTTCGAGGGGTGGTTGCGCGAGTTAATGAACTAAACGTCGTAAAACTTGTCTGATTCCCTAAAAAACAACTCTTCTATTTCTTGATCAGCGATGTAAGGCAACCGACCATGTGCGAGATAAAAGGAATAATCTTCAGGAGACAATTTGTCTATTTCTTCCTGAGTCAAATACTCATTAGATTCTGTCATTACTCACTTGCAGAAGCGGGAGTGAAGCCCCCTATTGAAAAACCGGGCTTGTGACCCGGTCGCTTGCATTGATGACAGGTGAGGCTAGTTAGAACCTGAATGTAATGAAACGAACAGGTTCCCTGGTCTTCACAGGGTTTCATGATGGTGAAAGCGGTCATCAACATGACCGGGCAGGGCTTAAAGGCCCCCTTGGCTGGGGTGGTAGATCCGCGTAGTTCGACGGATAGCCCGTTCTAACGGGGCAATGTCAGCTGTCAACCCCAGCGCCCGTGATGTATGGTTCATCCCGTCACGCACCAGTGGCGGAATTGGTAGACGCGCATGTTTCAGGTACATGTGCCTTCGGGTGTGGGAGTTCAAGTCTCCCCTGGTGCATCATTGTCAAAGCTTATTCATCGCTTGACGCATAGCGTCATCGG